TTGCTAAAAAAGGTTTTGCCAGTGGCGGCATGGTTGCTGGTATGGGCCAGTCACAGGGTAAAACCCTGAACCAAAACGTCAAGAAATTGGAAGGCGATAAAGTTGCCGTCCGTGGTGTTGGCGCAGCCCGTGCCCGCACAGCAATGATCTACTGATATGGCTGTTTCCGGCGTATCCGATTTTGATTTGCAGTTTGACGACCTCATAGCTGAGGCGTATGAGCGCTGCGGTATTGAGGTGCGCGACGGTTACGACATGAAGACGGCGCTTCGCTCCGTCAACCTGATCTTTGCAGAATGGGCTAACCGCGGATTGAATCTTTGGACGATTGAACAGCGTCAACAGATTTTAACGCCGGGCACATATGAGTATGACCTACCCGCGGACACGATTGACGGCCTCTCTGCCGTGATTAGGACCAATGCAGGCCAGTCTACCCAGCAGGACATCACAATCGACCGTATAGGCCGCGCTGAGTGGCTCCATGTGCCCAATAAGTTGACCCAGTCACGTCCTGCGCAGTACTACATTCAACGCACAGTGCCGGCCAAGGTATTTTTGTACCCTTCTCCTGATGCAACGCAGACTTGGACATTTGTCTATTATGCGATTCGCCGCATGGACAATGCCGGTGGATTTACTAATACCGCAGACATTTCTTTCCGCTTTCTGCCATGTTTGGTGGCTGCTTTGGCGTACTATTTGTCCGTTAAAAAAGCGCCAGACCGCATTGCAATCTTGAAACAGATGTACGAAGAAGAATTTGCGCGCGCGGCAGCGGAAGACCGTGAGCGTTCTGGCTTCTTTGTGGTGCCTACTTACACGCAGAGGTAAGACATGGCCTATGTATCAGGCAAGTTTGCAATTGCGCTGTGCGACAGGTGTGGCCAACGGTACAAGCTTAATACACTTATCAAGGAATGGACAGGCTTTAAAGTCTGTCCTGAGTGCTATGAGCCCAAGCATCCACAGTTGGAGCCAAAGCGCTCGATAAATGAGCCGCAGGCCTTGCACCAACCTCGACCAGAGAGTAGACTTGGGGTTACCGTCTACGTCGGGTTCACGGCTGATACTTCGTTTGCTAGTATCGGAATGATGCCGATGCCTTATGCCAAACCACTGGTCGCTGCGGCGGTCCTTGGGACAGTTACGACGAGCATCACATGACATACACCGAATTAAAAGCTGCGATCATTGCTTACACAGAAAATCAGAGCTTTAGCACTGATAATTTGGATTTGTTTACGCGTCAGGCGGAGCAGCGCATCTACAACACGGTGCAGATCTCTAATTTGCGCAAGAATGTTACAGGCGCTTTGACTGCAGATAACAAGTATCTAGCGTGCCCCGATGACTTTTTGTCTGCGTATTCTTTGGCTATTTTTTCATATGCCACAACAACAGCCACTGGTGTAACAAACACTTTTGTGATTACAGTGGCTAGTGCTACAAACATTCAAGTGGGCCAATATGTTTTTGGCACAAACATTGGGACGGGTGCGCAGGTTACTGCAATTAATGGCACGTCTATTACGTTAAGCGTGAAAAACAGTGGCACAGTAGCAGCTACTGTGGTATTTCAAGGTGACTACAAGTACTTGTTGAACAAGGACGTCAACTTTGTTCGTGAGGTTTATCCCAATGCACGTGGCACGGGAGAGCCAAAATACTATGCTATTTTTGGCCCAAGAACTACTGACGTGAATGAGCTTGCATTTATTGTGGGCCCCACCCCTGATATTGCTTATTCAGCAGAATTGCATTATTACTACTATCCACCATCTATCGTAGATGAGGGCACATCATGGCTAGGCGAAAACTTTGACACTGCACTGTTGTATGGGTGTCTGGTGGAAGCGTACACTTTCATGAAGGGTGAGCAAGACATGATGGCGCTGTATAACGGCAAATATCAAGAAGCTTTGGGCCTCCTGAAGAACTTGGGCGATGGCAAGCAACGTGGTGATGCTTATCGTGATGGTCAAGTTAAACTACCGGTGAGATAACGCATGATTACAGCAGGACTTACCAACAGTTTTAAGGAGCAATTGCTCCTTGGCGTTCATGACTTTGAAACAGACACGTTTCTAATTGCTCTGTATACGTCTTCTGCTGTTTTGGGGCCGGAGACTACGGTATACCTCACTACAGGGGAAGTAACAGGCACGGGGTACGTTGCAGGCGGGGAGGAGTTGCAAAACATCACTGTCAACCTTGGTATGGGTATTGGCTACGTCAGTTTTGACAACCCCGCATGGGCGGGTGCAACATTTGCCACACGTGGTGCTTTGATTTACAACTCTAGCAAGAGTAATAAGTCGGTGGCAGTGCTTAATTTTGGTATTGATCAAACGATGCTTGGTCAGTCTTTCACTATTCAATTGCCTACGAATGACCCCGAAACGGCTCTCATTCGGATAGTGTAAGAGGCCACCATGTTTATCCAAACAGCCACTACCAGCTTTAAATTGCAGTTAATGCAGGCTATTCATAGTTTTGGCCCAACTTCCCCTGACACTTTTAAGATTGCTCTTTACACCAGTGCAGCCACATTAGGCCCTGATACAACGGTGTATACGACATCAGGCGAGGTTACGGGCACAGGATATACCGCGGGTGGAAAAACACTGACAATCAATCCGTCCCCTGCCACAGGATTAAATAGTACGGCTGTTCCAACAGCATTTGTGTCATTTGATGACATAAGTTGGACAAATGCCACCTTTACGACAGCCGGTGCCCTCATCTACAATAGCACTGAGGGGAACAAGTCCGTTGCGGTATTGGTGTTTAACATAGTAAAAACAGTCAACAACGACACGTTCCAAATTATTTTCCCAACCCCCGATGCAAACAGCGCCATCGTGCGTATTTCGTAAGGATTTAACATGAGCACAGAAATTTCAAAAGCACAAGATGTTGTATCTGCATCCTTGGTTGCTAGACCCGGTAGCACCGAGCGCGTAGGCGCTGGTGGTGTCTTTACAGTAACTTGTCATGGCCCTGACGGTCAATTCAAGTGGTCTGATAGCTTTCATAATCTGGTGGTAAACGAAGGCCTGCAGAACATGAACCAAACCTTTTTTAAAGGCTCTGGCTACACAGCAGCTTGGTACTTGGGTCTTGTGACCGGCCCCGGTTCCGGCACTTCGTTTGCTGCTGGTGACACCTTGGCTTCACACGCGGGCTGGACAGAGAACACTGCCTACACAGGCAACCGCAAGGCGGTGACTTTTGGCACTGCAACGACTGCTGACCCTTCAGTGATTGATAACTCTGCTGCGCCATCGTCTTTCACAATGAATGCAAATGCGCAAGTTATTGCAGGGGCGTTCCTTTGCTCGGTGTCTAGCGGTACATCTGGTGTTTTGTTTTCTGCTGGCGACTTTACTGGTGGCGACAAGACTGTTGACAGCGGTGATACCTTAGCGGTCACATACACATTCTCGCTTGATGCAGCTTAAGGATGCGTGGTGTTTGGAGATGTAACATTTGCCCAGACACCCTTTGCCGCTTTAGGCGGTAACACGTATAACTACGCCGTTTCTGAGACCGCCGCAGCGGCGGCTGCGTCAGATGTAGAGACAACACTGGGCGGACTTGTAGAAGAAGTATCTACGGGCACAGATACGGTGTTTAACTCTAACAATACGTTGTTGGCTACAAACAGTGAGACTGCAACGGCTTCTTCTACGCAAGCAGCCCGTATAGATGTTCTAGCGTTAATCGCAGAGATCGCGGCGGGTACAGATGCTCAAACGGCACGTTCAGATGTACGAGCGGCGCAAGCAGAAACAGCAACCGGAACAGACGCGCAAACAGCCCGCACAGACGTATTGGCTGCAATTGCAGAACTTGCTGCGGCCCTTGATGCACCCAGCGCAGTAAAAATAATTGCTGTGGCGGTTAGTGAGTCTTCAACAGGATCAGACTCACAGTCAGTTCAAGTTGCATTTATTGGTACGGTATCTGAAGCAGCAAACGCACTCGCAAACACTAACGCAGTTGCTACTGTAAACGGAAGACCGGACGGTATTCAGCTTTATGTTCGCATTGGTGATGCACTTGTATGGGGTTCTATTGATGACAATCAGAATCCAAACTGGCAAAATATAGATGACACGCAGTCCCCCGGTTGGACTAACCTACCGTCTTAAGGAATAAAAATGGCTCTCGTACTAAAAGATCGGGTTAAAGAAACCTCCACCACCGCTGGTACAGGCACGATTACGCTTGCTGGCGCGGTTGCAGGGTTTCAATCTTTCTTGGCTGTAGGTAACGGTAACAGCACTTATTACGCTATTGTTGACCCTGCTACGGGCGCGTGGGAAGTAGGTATTGGTACGTACACATCTTCTGGGACTACGCTGTCTCGTACAACTGTGTTGTCCTCAAGTAATAGCGGATCGCTTGTTAGTTTTGCGGCCAATTCTAAAGATGTTTTTGTAACTTACCCATCTGAACGGGCGGTTTGGCTTGACAGCGCAGGCAACGTTTTGGTTCAGTATGAGTTCAACACAATCAACGCTACCACTGCCAACATTACGACCGCGAATCTTACGTCCGGCACGATTTCTACTACCCCAACAAACAATACAGATATTGTTAATAAGCAGTACGCTGACGCAATTGCATCGGGTATCCATTTCCATGAGGCGGTGGACTTGGCAACTACCGCAGCCTTGCCAGCAAACACGTACAACAACGGAACATCTGGGGTAGGGGCAACGCTTACAGCCAACGCTAATGGCGCTCTGTCTGTTGACTCAACGCTTACTGTTGTTAGCAACCGCATCTTAGTCAAGAACGAAGTTACGCAAGCAAATAACGGTGTGTATACCGTTACACAGGTTGGCTCTGCTGGAACGCCATACATTTTGACTCGGGCTACAGACTTTGATACTGCCGGAACCGGAGTTGACCAGATTGACGAGGGAGACTTCTTCTTGGTCACTAGCGGTACAGTTAATGTTAATACAGCTTGGGTTCAACAAACGGCTCCCCCTATCACAATTGGCACAACAGCCATTGTGTTTCAGCAGTTTTCTGCCCCGATTACTTATACGGCTGGCACAGGACTGAGTGAGTCACCAACGTACACATTCAACATTGCCAATACAGGCACTGCTGGCACATACGGCTCGGCTTCTGCGGTTCCTGTGTTCGTTACCAATGCACAGGGTCAAGTTACTTCTGTAACCAACACCAACATTGCCATCAATGGTTCCGCTGTAACGGGCAATATTTCTGGATCGGCTGGGTCTGTGGCGAATGCGCTGACGTTGGGTACATACCTAACGGGCACAAGTTTTAACGGCTCTGCTGCTGTAACAGCAACCGTTGACGCAACTTCTGCTAACACTGCTTCCAAGGTTGTGGCTCGTGACGCCTCTGGCAACTTCTCTGCCGGTACGATTACAGCTACGCTAAGCGGGTCATCTACAAGCGCAACAACCGCAACTAATTTGGCTGGCGGTGCAGCCAACCAGATTCCATACCAAACGGCAGCAGGCACAACAGCGTTTACTACGGCGGCGTCCGGTACTAACTACGTATTGAACTACAACGGTTCTGCGTTTACATGGGTGTCAGGAACAATTTCTGGTGTGGCTTTGGGTTCTAATCTGAACGCCTTGACCGCTGGTACATATTTAACCGGCACCGCCTACAACGGTTCAGCAGCACAAACATGGACGGTGGACGCTACATCCGCTAATACAGCATCCAAGGTTGTGGCTCGTGACGCATCGGGTAACTTCTCCGCTGGAACAATCACAGCCACGTTGAGTGGTACTGCAACTAATGTGTCTGGCACGGTTGCCACTGCAAACGGCGGCACAGGCTTAACATCATTCACATCAGGCGGTGTTGTTTACGCTTCTAGTACAAGTGCATTGGCTACTGGTAGTGCGCTTTACTTTAGTGGGACAAATTTAGGTATTGGAACAACTTCACCAAATCTTTTGACTTGGAATAGAGCAGTTACAACCAATACTGCAACGGGTAATTCGGCATATGAACTTGGTATTGGTGGTGTGGCTCAAGCCTATTTTTCGGCTGATACTTCAAATGTTATTTTAGCGGCATATGCAAATAAGCCCTTGCTAATTCGCACAAACAATACAACTGCCCTTACGATTGATACGTCTCAGAATGTAGGTATTGGGACAACTTCGCCCTCAAGCAAACTAGATGTATCTACAACAACAGGATTTACATTTGCGGCTACAGCAACTGCTGGTGCAATTGTTGGCGCAAGGGGCGTTACTGGCGGAAGTTTTGCAGTCAAAACTAATAGTTATAGTGCTTCCTATGATTCAGGACTTGCAATTGATGGAACATACCCAGCAGGCGGCGGTGCTCTTGGCGAATCCAATATCAATATTAAGGCCTTTGGCGTTTATTCAGGTGGTGGTTTTGGTAGTACTTTAGGTCTTTGGACTTCTAGCAATACAACATTATCTGAACGATTCCGTATTGGCGCATCAGGTCAACTAGGCATCGGTGGCGCTAACTACGGCACAGCAGGTCAAGTACTAACATCTGGTGGCGCAAGTGCAGCACCATCTTGGTCAACATCTACAGCCGCAGCAAAAGGTTTTGCTGTTGGAATGTCTTTAGTCTTCGGACGATAATGGAGAAATAAATGGCAGTAACTAACTTTTCGCCCTTACTGGGCTTGGCGCTGCCAACTACTGGAGACTTGTCTGGTACTTGGGGTACAACGGTCAACGACGCTATTACGTCGCTACTGGACTCAGCGGTGGCTGGTACGACTACATTAAGCTCTGATGCGGATGTAACTCTTTCTACAACTAATGGCTCTAGCAACCAAGCCCGTGAGGCGGTGATTCTTTGGACAGCGGGCGGTACGGCTACACGAACTATTACAGTCCCTGCTCAGTCTAAGACCTATGTTGTTGTCAACAAGACTTCTAGCACTCAGTCAATTATTGTCAAAGGTTCTGGGACAACAAACCCAAACAATGGCGCAACGGTAATTGCTGGTGAAAAAGCTCTTGTTGTTTGGAACGGCGCTGACTTTGTAAAAGTTGGTTCTACAGTAAGTACTGTGGCTATTGCTACAGCAAACGGTTTTGCTGGCACAAACACCAACGGCACGGTAACCCTTACAACTACAGTAAC